ATTCTGCATATGGATAAAATTGTTTAGCATATTGATAAATAAATAATTGATTATTAAAATGATCTAAAGAACCTTTAGTAGATAAATCTGCTGCTGGATTAACTGTTAAAAATTCTTTTAACCCTTCAGGAAATATATCTTGTTTAGATAAAACATTAAATGCTGTTGTTAAACTATTTGCATTTGCACCTTTATATTGTATTTGATTTATTCCATTATTTTTTAAAACAAAATCTGCAAATTTTTGTGGATCTACATTATGATCTTGAAATACTATTTGTTCATCTGGTTTTTGTGAAAATTCAGAAATTAATTTTTGTACTCTATTATTTTCTTCTACAATATCTATTAATTTTTTAAAATCTTCAGAACCATAATCTATTTCTAATTGAGCTGCTAAATCTGATACTTGTACATTGCCACCTTTAAATTTTTCTCCACTTAATACGTTTCCATATTCTTGTGCAAATTCAAAATTAAAACTTGTTTTTTTTAATTTACCAACAATTTTTTCTTTACTAAATGCTTCGTATTTATTTTCAATATTATTAATTATTCTTTTTCTATCATCATCATCTTTAAGTAATTTATTTACAATATCTGTTACTGGGTTATTTGGATCTAATTCTACATTGTAATCATCATTACCATTAGCAAAATTATATAACCAATTTCTTGCTCCTCTATCATTTCCATTATTATCTAATAATTTCATAATGTTTAATCCTCTAGAAACAATAAGAGCTTCTAAATTTTCTTCTACATTATTTATGTGATCTTTATCTGTTAGTTTACCTAAATTAACTAAATTTATTAAATCTTCATAAGCTAATTCATTTACATTTTTCATGTTTTCTAAATATTTTGCATTAATTGAAGTTGTTCCAAATTCAACATTTTCTTCATTAAATAAACTCATTGCAAAATCTGATTCTGCTTTCCAATTATTCCAATTAGTTTCTCTATCTCCAAATATTTTATTGTTAGAAATTTGTCTAAAATTTTTAGATGCAGATAAAATAGAATTTTGACTATATTCAGACAACATTGCATTAGCTTGTATTTTGTATGCATTAGGAATTGTATCTAACAAAGTTTTAGAATAAGTGTCTACTGCTGCTTTCATTCCATTAGGATCATTTTCAAAATCAACTCTAAATTTTTCAAATTGATCTCTAGTTTTTATTTGAAAATCTTGAAAAAAATTAGCTTTAGCATTTTGATCTGCTTCTCTTTGTAATCGTTCTAAAGTAGGTTTAAATGCATCTACAGCAATACTTAAATAACTAGATGCAGGTACATATGGTGTACTTCCAGGAGCTTGTATTTTATATTGTGTTTTTTCTTTTTTTAATGCCATAATTAACTTTCGTATAAATCTTTTTTAGCTTTATATTCATAACCTGCACTAGTTATACTTGCCCATCCACCAAATTGTTCTTTACGTCTTTGAGATGCAGCTATATCTTGTGCATAACCAATATCACCAACTTTAGTTCCAACATTTAATCTTATTGTAGCAAGATCTTTTTCAAATGTTTTTGTTACATCTTTTTGTATATTTAAAAATGATCTACTATCCATTGAAAAACCAGAACCTGCTTGTGTTGCTTTATTAGCAGCAATTGTTGCTAAATAAGTTTCACGTCTTTCATCAGCTTCTTGTCTAGCAATATCTTCAGCAGCTTTCTTTTGAGCTTCATATCTTTGAGCTTCTATCTTAGCTTGTTTTTTAGATTCTTTAATGTCGTAAACTGTTTTAGCAGCAGTTACTACAAACATAGTTACTGGATCAGCACTCATGCAAAAACTACCTCCACTGACATTCCCAAGATTTTAATTGGTAAAGGATCATCTTGGCTTAAAGTTACTGTTGGACTTTTACTATATCCTAAAAAGAAAAATTCTTTTTTATCTGTTACTGGTGTTAGGTCAGAGCCACCTTGAAAATTAACTTGTTGAATAACTAAAGCTTTAGAGGTGCTGTCTGCTGCTTTAATTGTCATATCAAGGGTAGTGTTAAGATCCACGATGGCTCTTGAGATTCTTCTTGGTAGACCAGTTAATGGCCCTTCTGGTAATTCTTTATCTATTGGCATAGTTTCAATTATTGGAATATAGTTAAAACCAACTTTAAGTCCAGTAGCTTTTGGTGCATTTGTCAAAGTTATTTGATCTGTACCAGATACTGTAAATGATCCAATTGAACTATTACCATCAATAATATTAACAGATTCATTTGTATATATACCATTAACATCATGTAAAAAACCTGTTGTAAAAGTAACTACTGCATTATCTGCTGGAGTTGCTGCTAAATTTTATCAAGTGTTAAAGAATATTCTCCACTACCATTATTAACTAGTGATTGAATAGTATATTCTGTTGCATTACCAGCAATTGTAAAAGATTCATTTACTACAGGATCTGAAGTTAATCCATCAACTACTAAAACATTACCAGATTGAGATCCACCATCAACAAGAGGTGTTCCTCTTTGATTTAATGTTGTAGTTGTTTGGCAATCTAATGTTTCTGTATCATCATCTGCAAATTTTTCTAATGTATATACAGTAGAGCTATTTAAAGATCTTTTGCAAATTACTACTAAATTTTCATTTAAAGATGCAATAGATTGAAAAAAATCATTTTCTCTTGTAGACCATAATCCCCAACCTGCAATCTTTTCATCTCTTACAGAATGAAATAAAGCAAGTTTGCCATTATGTGTAGATCCACTATTTAAAAAAAATGCATATTGTTCTGGTCTAGTAAAGTTACCTTTCATAATTGCAATTTCTTTTGGTGAGTCAATTAAATGTTGAGCAAGAATTGATACAGCAGTAGATTTATATCCATCTTCTAAATCAGAATAAACAAACTCTCTAACAGCTTTACCATTTTTTTGAACAAAACCTGTAGCTTGGTCAAACATATGTGGTGCTGTTCTAGATATACCATAAGGTGTTTGTCTTAATATACTTATGTTAGAAGGTGTAATAGTATTGTCAGTAGAATCTGGAATATAATATTCTCCACCATCAGTAAAAACTTGTAGGTCTTTACCAGATAGCATATGTCTTATTTCGTTTACTGAATCACCTGTAATATCAGAGTCGATAGCTTCCGAGTCTAATCCAGTACCTAAACTAAAATTAAAATAATCTCCAATATGAGATGCAAGTATACCTGCAGGTCTTGATTTTAAACCAGCTAACCATAATCTATTATGGTGAAAAGTTACTGCTTGTGGAAATCCACGTTTAGTAGATACTGTTTGTTCTTTCCATTCAAGATGAGGGCCAGTTGTAACCATGTCTTCAATAATTGTAATAGTAACTTGTGTTCCAGAAGTAAATCCTGTAATTTTACCTTGTTTACCATTTATTAAAATATAATCACCAACTTGATTACTTGTAAATGTACTACTACTTGCAGTAACAGTTCTACCTGTTCCTGTTGCATGAGAAGATAAAGTTACATCAATAAGTCTATCTGCATATCTATAAAATGGTTGTAAACTTTTATTTACACCACTAACACTTACACTTGTATCTATATCAAATGTAAATTGTCTAATAATAAATGATGTTGCAGATTCTCTAAATATTTCTCTTATTTCATTATCTCTATGGGTTATAAAAATAGTATCACCAAATTGTGCAAAGTTTAATTCAAACAATTGAGCTGTAGTCCAATTTGCATTAGTTGTATAATTGCTTGTTAATGCTGTACCACTTATATTGTAAACATCCATTCTTTGATTTGATAAAACAATAATAGCTATTTCATCATCAGAAAAAACAAATGGAATAATTCTAGATTCTGCAGGTAGTGTTGCAAGATAAGAAGTACCTGGTCTTCTCATTAAACCACCTTCAGCTAATAATGCAAAGTTTCTACATTGTTTAGCACCTTGAAAATAAGATGGTACATCAGTTCTTGTTGCTAATAATGGATTAAGCTCACCAGACGAAAAGTTCGTTATAACAGTTTTTAATGTTCTTCCCATTATACATCCGTTCTAGTAGATCTTCTAAGATTAATAAATCTATTAGAATCTAAGACTTTAGTAGTTGTTTCTTGTGCATCAATATTTTTAGCAACTAAAAATTGTCTTTCAGCTAATTCTTTAAATTGTCTAATCATAGCAGAATCTCTAGCAACAGAACCTGCAAATATAGATGCTAATTCGTATTCTAATGCAAGAACAAAATGTGGTGGAAAGTATGCTTCGTCTACTCTGTAAATATAATCCATAATTAATGTACTATTAGAACCATATCCATTTACATAAATATAATCTTTGTATCTTGAATATGGAATTATAATATCATTAACTGTTATTGTATTAATTTGTAAAACTTCTGGGTCTGTTGGTATTTGATAACCATAATCATATCTTCCAGTAGGAGCTGCTGCTAATAATGAAAGTGTTTGTTGCGTTGTAGAAAATCTCCATCTACATCTTGTAAGAGCAGCTTTAGTAATATCTTCGTATATGTTACTGGCAACTAATGCTTCTGTGCTTCCATCAGAAAAAGATGTAATAGGTTGCGCACCTATCATTACCAAAGCTCTTGCACATATATCTATATTTGTTGTTGCCATAATAATAAAAAAATGACTTGGGGGATTTCTCCCCCAAATCGAATTAGCCTTATGCTAATTTTGCAGTTGTTACAGTAGTTGCACCAGAAGCAGAACTTACTACAAGTAAGTCAGACTCCATAGTACCACCTACACCAGCAGCAACAAGGATCATATCACCTTGTTTAAGCTCAGCGTAAGCACTGTTAAAGTAACCACTAGCTACTATAGATGAAGTTGCATCTCCGTCAGTGTAAAACCAAAGAGAGTTGCCACCCATCTGAGCTACCTTTTTGATTGGATTGTCAGTTGCGTATGCCATATTATATTCTCCTTAATTATTACTCTGCACACTTCTGTATTCTAATACCATCAGAATCAATTAATACACCACCTATAGAAAGCATAGATGTAATTAAGTGTGATACTTTTTCTGGTATATAGTTTACTTCAGTTTTAACGTCAGAACCAATTCCCATACCAATTGATGATTTGTGGAAAGCTACAGTATGTCTATCAGTTGAACCAGAAGTTTCTAGTCCACTGTGTACAAACCATAAGAATCCTAACCATCTCTTAGCAGTCATACCACCAGCATAAGGAAGTTCACCTTCTCCTACATACTCGACTCTTGAGAATTGATCTAGGTTGATTAGGTCAGACCATTGTTTAGGCCCAACTACCCAGTATCTTTGTTGGTCATCTGGTACGTCATTAGTATTGAAAAGTTCCATCATAGCTTGAGCTTTTCCTAGGTTCATTCCAGTACCTGTACCTGATGAGTTATTAGCAAGTGCTGTTGCATTTTCCATTACAGAAGTAATAACGCTGTCAGTTTTTCTACCTAAAGCGTATGCTGCTGAATTTGCAACTACTTGTCTTTCGTCAATGTTTACCTTTAACTCGTCTAACTTGTCAACGTAATCTGCTGCATAGTAATCAGTTAAAGTTGCTGACACATTGCTGTGAGCTAGATCCATTGCAACTACTTCAGCATGTCTTGCTTTAGTGTTTGCAGAACCTTTTGCAACTTTCTGAAACTTAACAGTATTACCATTAACACCGTTCACAGTTCTTGTTAGGTTCTTTAATTTAGAACCCATTCTTTGATAAGCCATGTGAACTTCAGCTTCGAATTGAGTTATAAAGGCATTTGTTATTGATGTTGCCATTTATTTTCCTCGTTGTTAAGTTATTATTATTTACCGATTATCTTTCTAATGCAGAGGATTGTTATCCAAGAAGGGCAATCATTGTACATTCTAAAGGTCTTGATTAAGCAATATTGTATAATAGATATTGTTGACAACGCACAATTATATCCATTTTTTAGGAATAGTAATTACTTCTCCAAACTCTATTGTTCCATCTTTATCTTCAGAATATGTGCCAAATAATGTTATAAAATCTTTTGTATCTTTGTATATCCAAAATTCACCAGTTTTACAAACTGCTGGTACTGCAGCATCCATTTGTGCTACAGATAACCAACCAGTTTGCGAAACACAGTCTAGCCATTTTATTGGCTTTTTAAGTTTCTTAAAATTAAACTTATGTTTTTTCTTGTCCTTTGTATGCCTTCTCATATAATTCTGTTACTCGTTTTACATAAGCAGGATCACGTCTACTAGAATCCCAATATCTAGGATCTTTTAACATAGATTTTAAATCATCTATATCAGCAGAAACATCTACCTGTGTTTGAGTTGTAGGCATATTGCTATCTTTTGTAAGTTTCATTACTTCTTCCAAAGCTTTTACTCCTTCAGCAGTTGCAGCAAAACCTGATATAGCATTATAAGCTTCTGGGCTTAAATGTTTTTTAGACCACAGTTCTGCAGCTTCTACTCTTTCTCTACCTGCATCTCCTAGTTTTTGTATTTCAAGATCAGTATTAGGAAGATTAGCAATAGCATTATCTACAAATACTTTTACACCTTCATCATATTGTTCTTGAGATAGACCTGCATTTTTTGCAGTTTGATTCCACCATTGTACTATAGGCATGTCATTACTAATATCTAAACTAACATTGCCATCTAGTTCTGGAACATTTAATTTATATTCCTCTGGTACACTTTGTAGTTTTTCATTTTCAATATCTGTTCTAATTTGTTTAGTCAGATCTTCTGTTCTAGAACCTAATTTAGATTCTAGAGAGTTATATGATGAAGCTAAGTTTTCTATATTAACTTCACCTTTTTCAGCATTCCAAAATTTTTCTTGTACATATTCTGGTCTAGAAGTCGTTTCTGAAGATTGCTCTGTAGCGACTGGTGCTGAATTAGCATTATCATCTGCCATCTTGTTCTCCTTTTGTTATACGAGTTTTAATTATGCCCACAAGGAATCGCATACCTTCCAAGTGAAACAATCTGTTGCTATCTATATTTGGCCCAGCAACAGCTTCTATTGTTATAGATTGCAAATAGTTTAAAACCTTTTTGCCTTCATCTCCTTTAAAGACATTAGCAAAATTTTTATTTAAGATCTGTTCTTCTTCTGCAGATCTTACATAACCGTCTATACTATTTGTTATTTTGGGCTTCTCTTTCTCTAGATCTTTCCAAGCCATATTACGCTCCTGGTGGAGCTTCACCTCCTTCTGGTGTTGATTGCATTTGTTGTAAACGATTAACTAGCTCTT